AAAAGATTATAATTCACCGTATGGGTATAATACCCCATAATTACCCGAATGTCAATAGTTAATGTCGAGGAAGGGTGTTTAATTTTGATGGAGGCCCACCCGCCCCCCACCGGGGGGGATGCCGGGGGCGGAGGCACAACTACACCCACCCTCATCATAGTTGTCTCGAAGCGGCACACCTATCGCCCCGGCGGCGCGATCTCTTTCGTTAAGGTGTTGTTAATAGGTTGACGGTATGATGGGGATATGTCATATTGGCATGGGGGGCCGGGGTTGTCCCGCGCCTCAAACCTAGGAAAGAAAGACAACAACTCATGGCAGACAAGAAAGTGTCCATCTGTAAGAAGGTCTATATCGGCCCGGATGGTGAGGAAAGCCGTTCGGCCAAGGCGAACGCCGTGGAATTGCAGTTTCACTTCACGAACGGAAACATCCATTCCGTTAAGTTGGCAGACCACCCCGCCGACATCGTGACGTGCCTCGGGTATTTCGGTATCTCCGAGAAGTATGGCAATTCGTATGCCAAGAGCGATGGGTCGGCCGATGTTGCCGAGGAGAAATTCTTGGCGATGCAGGAACAACTCACGGGTGGCGTTTGGGTTACTGAGTCGGAAGCCGGTGATCGACCGTCGATGGTTTGTGACGCGATCTGCGCCGCCTTGGAGACGAACGGCGAAAAGGTAGACGACGCTCGCCGGGCGTCCATCCGAGAGAAGATCAAGGACAAGGACGTTCTCGCCGGGGCGAAGAAGGATGCGAGCGTTGCGGCTGAATTGGAACGGATTAAGGCGGAACGCGCAGTCGCCCGCGCCAAGGAAGCCAAGGCGAAGGCAAAGGGTCAGACCATCGAAGTCGCCGGGTTCTAAGCACTCGACATACGACACCTGATCTAAGGAGAACCGGGTTAAGGCACCCGGTTTTTCTTTTGCCTATTCTCCGCCCTATTCACAACCCACTAGGCACAACGCCAACACCCCATGGTTACCCCTATATCCCTAAGATTCCTAAGATCCCTGTATGCCTGAAATTACCCCCCCCCGGTATATATTCCCATTTGATAAAAAGCGGTCTGACATTTACATACCTTCAGTCACACCCACATCCTCACCCCTTCAGCCTCCCGCACCCTCCAGGCGTTACCCCTTAGCTCTAAGATATGATATATTAGATTTTTATAATATAAAAGAATAGTCCCCACCTGGGAGCCTCCCCCCTCCAACGGCGTAGCGCCTCCTAATTACCTATGGTTCAGACACGCCCTACCACCACTGCACGCTACGAGACCGCCCAATGGGACATGGGAATACATACCCACCCCCCCTAACATCAGGCATATAGGGATCGTAGGGATCACAGCGATATAGGGGTAACATGGGTAACACGGGTAACGTCGCACATTTGGGACTTTACCCACTAAACCCACCTGAACCCCCACCTTCTCATAACGGCGTAGCGCCGCGCTTCCTAGCCATCACCTCACATCAAAATTAAACACCCTTCCTCGACATTAACTATTGACATTCGGGTAATTATGGGGTATTATACCCATACGGTGAATTATAATCTTTTGATAAGGGAACGCTATGCCTCAACCATACACAAAGCACATTACAACTCCCGTTACCATCGAGAAAGACATCCCCCTCCCTCCACCCTATAACGAACGCGGCCCACACTACCCTTGGGATAAGATGGAAGTCGGGGACTCGTTCATCTTCCAGTGCAACCCCGAAGATAAGCAGAAAATCTCGGTCACCCTAAGCACCGACGCCCGCTCCTACACATACCGCAACCAAAAGCAGATGCGGGGAAGGACATTTACCACACGCCAGGTAGACTGCGGCGTTAGGATTTGGAGGACCAAATGAAAAGCCTAGTCCTAGTCGTCGAACACCGCCGCTGCATCTGCGGCGCCACTTTCACCGCCCCTAACGTCCGCCCCCTCACACGACATGAACTCGCCAACCTCCGCCGGAGTCGCGCCGAGATTCTCCTCGATGAAGGCGAACGCCACATCCCTCTCCGGGAGATCCTCCACATCCAAGTTCCCATCGACTTCTGTCACTTCTGCTTCAAAACCCATAACGGCGTTCAGTTTGAACTATTCCCCAAAGACGACCACCTCCCCCTCATCTTCATCGACGGCCTTATCAAGGAGCAGAAAGCCCCGGCGCCAAACCCCTACTCTTTGTCTTACTTTTAGGAGAACCTCAGCTATGGCTTACGTACTCCCAAACTTCAAGACGAAGAAAGCACTCAAAGCAGCGATAGCTGCCGGGGAGCCTATCGGCGTGTTCGAGCCAGGCCTAGGCCCACGGTACACAAGCCGCTCCGACTTGGAATACACTGGGATTGTCTATCTCGAAGGCCCACACTACCCAGCCACTCATACATGGTCCGCTAAGGGACAGATGGAGGCGGGGAAGCTGGTGAAGGTTGTGTGATGCGCATACTCTGTTGCGGGGATAGGGATTGGACGGACGAGGCTTTTATCCACAGCAAACTCGTTGACCTCCCCAAGAACACAACCCTCATCCACGGCGATTGTCGCGGCGCTGATAGGATCGCGGGAAAGATAGGCAAAGCCTTAGGACTCAAGGTAAAGCCGTTTCCTACCAAGTGGCATATATATGGCAAGGGTGCCGGCCCCATCCGCAACGAGCAAATGATTAACGAGGGCCTCCCCACTCACGTTATTGCATTTCACGACCACCTTGACACTTCTAAAGGCACAAAGGATATGATCAAACGAGCAGAGAGCGCGAACATCCCAGTAACTGTCTTCACCCACAAGGAGTAGAACCAATGTCAACCACGATCCAGAAACAGCTACTCATCAACCTCGATAATCTCTTCTCCGACCCAGAGAAGTGGATCCGCAACTACCTCCACAACGACACCCACACCGCGTGGTGCCTTCTCGGCGGCATGGATAAGGTTTCTAAGGCTATTGGGATTGGGATGTACTCCGATCCCTACAATAAGGCTTGGGGGCGTATCGACGAGATTGCAGCAGAGCGCAGCCGCGCGCCTGAGTACCAATCCGGCGGCTTCTGCCCAATCGCGGCTACCTCCTACAACAACCACCCCTCTACTTCCTTTGAGGATATTAAATCCCTCATCGCCGAGGCCATCCAAACCGTGGACGCTTAACTATGAGGACGATCTGGAAGTTCCCCATACCAGCAGACGGTGGTACAGTCCAAATGCCCAAAGGCGCGGAGGTCTTATCGGTTGGACTGCAAGGAAACGATATACAAGTATGGGCGTTGGTTGACCCAAGCAAATCCACTACGCCCCGACACTTCCATGTCCGTGGCACAGGACACGCTTGTTCCATCGCCGGTGAGAAATTCATCGGGACCATCTTCGATGGCTCCTTCGTATGGCATGTGTTTGACGGAGGGGAACTCAACCCTAAGACGGAGACAACTTAAGATGAAAACAATCCACGCCATCTTCGCCCTCGAGAAGGAGACCAAAGGCTCCTTCCGCTTCCAGGAGATCGATCAAGTAACCGGCCTCCCCCTCACTTCCGGTAACTACAAGATCGGCTCCATTTACCTTCGCAAATCAGCATTAAACGGTCCAGCCCCTCGGCGGCTCGTAGTTACTATCGAAGATGAAAACACCGGCAGGACAGGAGACGATGCATGAGCACAACTATCAAGAAGCAAATCCTCATCGGCGCACGCGCACTATTCGTCAGCCCGGAGAATTGGATTAGGGGCGAGATGAGAAACGAAGCAAACACCGCTTGGTGTCTGGAGGGAGCAGTAGCTGAGGCAGGCAACCGCTTGGGCTTCAGCCATCCAGACGGCATGCTCGAACAAGTCGAGGATGCATGGCAGATGCTTGGGAAAACCTTAGGGCGCCGAGGCATTTCTAATTCGCCTCTTTCTAGCGTCGTGGATTATAACGACTCCGGTTACACTACCTTCAACGACATCCAAGAACTCCTCGACGACGCCATTGATCTTTGCGACGCTTAACCTTCACCGACCCTAGCCGGGAAAGGAGGAGAATATGCGATTAACCTAGGCCAAAGCTGACAATGGCCTCAGCATAGGGCAGCAGCGAGCGTACCCTTATCCGCCCCTGCTGCTGCCCGTTCCTGACGTCAACTGGAGTAGACACAATGACATTCGAAGAGTTAGACTTCCACCCACGCCAAGGCTTGGGTGGTATCCAAGCTACCACGTTCTTCCCAAATGGCTATGGCGCAAGTGTAGTCCAAGGGATGGGTTCGTATGGAAATGAGGACGGACTATTTGAACTCGCCGTAGCGAAAGGTATCGAGGGCGCTTGGTCTATCTGTTATGATACACCTGTCACCGACGACGTAGAAGGGTATCTTACCCCAGACGTAGTGACTCGGCTTCTTGAAAAGATTGAGGCACTCCCTTCATGACCATAATCGTCCTAACAGATAAGACCTACCTCCTTCTACTCAAGCGTTTCAACCAACGCTACGAGAAGGGCCACGCTACCTTCAACCCTGACACTAAGAAGTGGAGCGTACCTATAGATGACTTTACTAGGGAAATCCTCGACACCTACCGTCACCCCGATGAGACATATGAAGATGCCATTGTCCGAGCCTTAGGAACCACCCACGGCACATATTGAGGAGAACTACAGCTATGGCTAAAAATAGAACAATGACCTACAGCCACGTCAACTACAGCGTATTCAAAGATGCGGCAAAGAAGCTCCTTATGACCGAGGCACAACTCGGCGTAGGCCTCGGCTACAGCGACTCCGCCTTCCGTCTTTGGAGGAAAGCCGGCCTCATACCCAAGGTCGCCGGCCTCGCCTGCGAGTGCCTCCTCCGCCGCAATCGTCTTGCAGCGGACGCACCCAAACCCTCCACACTACTTGTCCTGCGTGTGCCCAATCAACACATGCTTGCGTTGCAAGCTTTCACTTCCGCCTTAAACATCAAACGCACAATGATCGGTGCCCCCGACGAAGGGTAAACAATGAACCCTCTCAAGGCCGTGGTGGTAATCGTATTCACCACGGCCGGAGCGTTCATCCTCCTTCGCTTAGTTATTGGAGTATTTTAGTGATGGCAAACCCTAACCACGAACCCCTCCCCCCAGGCGATTACGTTACTGAGCGGGTAAAGATAGGTCCAGATACTGTAACCCTCCGTATTACAGAAGGAGCGTATGCCGGGCGTTTAATTTTCATGCCCACGCGAATGCTCATACCTAATCAGTCCAACGTGACTGTGGAAAACGAGGAATAGACTAATGCCAGTATCTTCCTTCGCCCCGGAGTACCTCGAGCTATTCAAACTCGCGGCACAACAGGAGGTCTTAATTCCCATCGGTAACGAGAAGCGCGCCATTCGTATGCGCTTCCGGATCAACATGCTCCGCCGGGCGATGAGGATAGAAAACCATTCCCTAACCACAATCGCAAATTCCGTCCAGTTCATCCTCACCCCGGAGTTTCATCTCCGTTGTGTTCCCGCGGACATTGATCACCTGGGGCCATTGAAAGCAGCGGGTATCTCGGTACCCGCTCACTCCCCCTCACCAAGCGGCCTCTCCCTTCCCAAAGTAGAGCGTGCCGATGCAACAGAGGTAGTACGTAAATTCCTCAAATCAGGAGAAAATAAATGAAAAACCCCGTGCTAATTACGCAGTCGAGTAGGAGGCGCGGGAGGATTCAGAAATTCGGCGCCATAGCCGCACGGAACGCACTTGCGCGGCGTACTACACTCCGGGGATTTCCAAAGACCTTTAGGTTCACCTCCACCGCGGCGGTAAAGGAATATCTTAGTGGAGACCGTCTCCAATGCTTACTATGTGGTCACTGGTTCAGAGCCTTCGGAAAGCACTTCCAACTGATCCACGCTACCTCCGCACGGGAGTATAAACTACGCTTCAATATCCCCTTGTCGTATGGCATGGTAGGTGACGAGAGCCACGCCGGGTACGTAGCCGGAGGTATACTATCATCAGGTAAACATTTGCCGGATAGGTTCTCTGGAAAGATAGACTATACCAAGCGCGCCCCACAACCAGACTACACGCTCAGGGAACTTGGACAGCGTACAACCATACGCAACCTTAGATCAGGAGAGAACAAACCATGACCGACCTTACCACTATCGAAAGGAAAGACAGCGAAGGCGACGGTAGCCAACTAAAAGCATACCAAGTTGCCGCGGAACGTATCCTCTTCATCAATGGTCTCCACGACCTCGCCGACTTCCTCCATAACCATCCAGATCTTCCCCTTCCCTACGGCGACCTCTCGTGTTGGGACCACGGCGCGGAGAGTATTGAGAGCGCAAGCAAGATCGCCCGCGCGCTCGGAACCTTCGAAAAGAAGGAGGGAGTTTCCTACCTATACCTCAACAAGGAATTCGGCCCCATCCAACTCCAGTATGCATTCCCTCGATCTGCTGTTTGCGAACGAGTTGTCGTCGGTACGCGCGAGGTAGAACGGGAAGTGACCCCGACACACGACAGAGTTTTCGAAATGGTAGAGGAGGAAATCGTCGAGTGGAAGTGCCCATCCCTCCTGGAGCCATCGTCATGAGCACCTCACTCACCAGCGCGATGGTGGCCGTTAGCAAACTCGACTATGGTGAACTGAGAAAGTTCGCCGTGTTGGTAAAGAGCAAGGTCACTCGGCAAACACCATCCGAGGCCGACTTTATAAACGCTATCTACGAGGCAACGGTTAAACTCAGCGTCACCCCCGACGAAAGCTGAAATAATACAATTTGACATTCGCGGGTAATTGTGGGAACGTAGGAAATGGGAAAACACAAAGAGATCAGCGTTTCACTACCAGAAACCCTCCTCGCAAAGCTCGACCTTCATTTCTACGACCCCGCCTCGGACAAGCCAATCTATGGAACACGATCTCGACTCATCACCCAACTACTCGAAGGGTGGCTTAGGAAACAATCAAGGGAAACCCGTCATGGAAGAGCAGAACGAAGGAACGCCGACCGAGGCCCCACAGCCAGGCGCCCGCTCCGACCTATCAAACAAGAGCGGGTTGGGGACAACTCTACCTCCTGACCTAGATGCGTTCACCCACGAGCAGCGCATTGACTACATCATGAACGTGAGGCGGAGGGTAGACGAGGACGACACTAAGGTGTCCGACGACGAAATCCGTAATGCAGTCTGCCTTATCCGCCTGACTCGTGCGGACGTCGCCAAGACACGCAGGAGTAAAAAGGACACCGGCCCAAAGATTTCGCTCGCGGACTTTTAGGTCATGGGCATATTCGCGGAACTGGTGGATGCGTTGGAACTGAGTGTCATCTGCATCGAGACAGCCAGGCAAGCCATTCATGAAGCCGGAGGGTATATATCCGCTGGTGGACCAATTGACGAGCATCTGGAAAAGTGCCGCGCCGTCCTCGAAAGGGCGAGGGAAGTAGAAGAGGTGAGCTTTTAATATGGCAACGCCCAAGCTATTCATAGACTACCCGGCGGAATATACTCAACTTCTCCGCCGGGCGGTCCACAAACCCATCCGAGTCCCCTTCACCACCGAACTAGAGGCTCGTCGCTTCCGCAACGTCATGTATGCCTTTCGTCAGTCCATCCGTGACGCAAGGGAAGGCGACGGTGTACCCGATGATCTCGTATTAACTTCTCCCCTTATTAGTTTTAAAATAGATGGTCGGGAGGTATTAGTGTATCGCCCGAAGCGCACCTCCAATGTGAAGAAGGCACTGGAGACGATAGAGCGTTCCCCGTGAGAAGGTTGAGAATTTTCCTTCGTCGGAAGCGGACCACCCTTTCTTACTTAGGACTTAACTATGTACATGCCTAAGTCTATATTGGGAAAGACTCTATGCAAGATGGGCTATCACAAACTCGTTTACGCCTTAGTACAACACAAAACAGCGAGGAAGTGTACGCGATGCGGATTTTACTTCTTCGTGGAATAGGAGAACCCTTATGCCATTAGATCAGCAAAGCTACAATTACAAACTCGGCGCCGCACAAATTCTCAAGACTTCGCCTCTCGAAGGGAAGCCATCTCTCCCCGACCTCCTCTCCGACCTGATTCTCGTCGCCTTGGAGGATTTGGAGAAGGCTGAAGTGTCGCCTCTCTACCACGTGGAAATGAACATTTGGCATCTCCCCAAGAAGCCCGCTTATCCATCTAGGTGCAATGTCTGCTTTGCAGGTGGCGTGATGGCCTTCTCCTTGGACGCGGCGATAAATCAACCATGCCTACCTGGCCACTGGGAGAGGGAAATCGCAAATAAGCTGTATGCGCTCAACTCCGTCAGGGCGGGCGATGTTTACGAGGCATTGGTCTACATAGGGTACACCAACGTTTGCTGGCCGCTTTCATGTGAGAATATTGCCGGCTACAATACCAATCCCGCCCTCTTCAAATCCCAAATGCGCGACCTGGCAGGCCGCCTAGCAGCGGCGGGGTACTAAGTATGGAACGCCCGCCCTTCCCGCGCCTCCTCGACTCAACCATGTTGAGTTCGTGGGACGCTTGCCACTACAAATGGTACTACGAGTTCCTCCATTCCCTCTCACCTCTAGCCATCAACCCCGACCTCCATGCAGGGGGCGCCTTCGCACACGCCTTAGAAATCATCCGCCGGAAGCTCTACGCTGAACATTTAACCATCGACGCTGCCCTACCCATCGGGGTAAGAGAACTCATGAAGTTCTGGGGAGACTTCGAGCCACCGGAGAAGAACCCAAAGACTTGCGAGGCGATGATTGGGGCGCTGGCTGATTACTTCCGCGAATACCCTCCAGATCAAGACTCCTTCCGCCCTTATATGTTGGAGTCAGGGGAACCTGCTGTCGAATTTACCTTCTCAATCCCAACCGACGTTCGCCATCCTGAAACCGGCGACCCAATCCTCTACGCTGGTCGCGCAGATATGATTGCGAGTTACAATGACGAATGGCTCTGTGTCATGGACGAGAAAACCACAAAGGGTTTCTATGGAGACTGGTCTTCGATCTGGGGTATGCGCGGTCAGTTTATTGGATACTGCTTTGCCGGTCAGCAATACGGCTACAATACTACTCGCGCAGTTATCCGCGGCGTTGGCATACTCAAAACCATGTACAAACACCTTCAAATCATAGAGGATTATGGACAATGGCAGATCGACCGCTGGTGGGAAACCACCAACAAGAAGATAAAGGAGATGGTGAGGAGATGGGAAACCGAAGACTGGGAACACTCCTACGGGGACGCGTGCGGTTCGTATGGAGGGTGCACCTTCCTTCCCCTATGTACAAGCGCGTCGCCGGAGAACTACTTCTCCAACTACCAGCGTCGCGTGTGGAACCCCCTTCATAAAGACCCAACGTGGCCTGAAGGCGGGCCGAAGTACGAAACAATCGGCAACATATCGGAACTCGTGAAGTGAGCCGCTACTTAGTAACCCCAGGGCAACTCGAACGCATCCTCCACCGGCGTGCCCGGGGGGATCGTGTGCAAGACATAGCCAAGGCGTACAACCTAGACCCTATGCAAATCTCCAGGCTAATCCATAAATTCAAACCACGCCTTATCCACATCTGCCAGGAGTTAGGGGTAGCACCGCCACGACATGGAGGAAGGCGGAAGGCTTCGGGAAGGAAAAAAGCCCCCGACGAGAAGAAGGCCCGCTACCTTGTAAACTACCACGCCTATGCGGAACATTCCGAGCCTACATTTGTCACTTTAGTTTGTCTCAAATGCGGGGAGGAATTCGAGAGTGAAGATAGAGTTAACGAACGTATCTGTAAGGTGTGTAAACAATCCAACGTATGGAACTCTGGGTCAGACTTCGGCCTACACCACATGCACTTAACCAGGTCTCGCCATGACTGAACTATACCCCATAACTGTAGTCGTTAAGACAAAGAAGATTTCCTTCGAGGTGTCTTATGCCATATCCGCCGACTCCGAAGCACTCTGGAGCCGCGCTTACATTTGTCCTATATGCGGTGAGATTTGGGCGCGCATTTACTCGGTGAAGGATTGGATACCTTGGACAGCACTATGCCTCGAGCACGGCGATGGTTCTTTAATTGATTGGAGCTTCGACCCTTACTACATCCTCAACCGCCCCATTGAACTCTTACGCTATGAGGTAATGATATGGCAACCCCCCAAGAACAACGCGAACAAAGAGACTCCCCTGGTGAGGAAGAAACTGCCGAGCAAGCCGCCCATTCCGAAGTCCCCACCCCAATTCTCGTCCGAGGAACTAAAACTCTCCTCATTGGACCGCCTGGAGCTGGAAAAACATGGTGCCTCCCAACACTTATCGAGGCTGGCCTTGAATTGTTTGTTATCATAACTGATCCCGGAGGGGAAGAAGCCCTCCTTGATTCGATGGAAGCACACAACCTTCCCCTGGATAAACTCCATTGGAAGTGTAGCGCCGCAGCCTCCCCATCTTGGGACACGCTCTATAAGATGGCGGGGAAGATTAACACCATGACCTACAAGGCTCTTACCGAAATCAAGAGCGGTATCGAGAAGCAAGACTATCAACAATATATGGAACTCATCAAACAGCTGTTTGACTTCCACTGCGACCGCACGGGTAAGGATTATGGAGCGGTGGACAGTTGGGGGCCTGACCGCGCCCTTGCCGGCGACGGCCTCTCCGGCATCAATACTATGTCCCTGGATATGATGATCGGGGCAAAGCCTGCCGCTCACCAAGGTGAGTGGGGCGTGGCGATGAACGCAGAGGAGAAGTTGATTAAGAAACTCTGCGCCGATCTTAAATGTTTTTTCATCCTCAACGCACATATCGAGC